TGGACGCATGGTCCCCCTTTCCCTGGTAGGTTAACCAGGCGGTCCGTATGAATGACACAAACAAAAATTCATGTCAAGCTACGTACCTCCAGAAAGGGGGGGGTGCGACCGGGCCATTTGGGCATTCGCCCAGCGAATTTCATCGAGTTCGCTGATTGGTGGGTGCTCACGTTCAAGAATCGGGGCGTACCGATTCAAGGGACGGAGCAGGATTTGATCGGAGAGACCGATGACCAACCCGTGACTGGGAGGCGTCGCGCCCACATAGAGTGGATGACGCGCCTATTGGGCATCGATTGTTTTCGTCTTCTGATCAGTGGGGATAGGGATGATGACCTCGACGGGGGTCGCCCGGATCCAGCAGTCGTAGAGTACGCGCAGCACATAGAGCAATGTCTCTGGCTCGCGCGATCAGAGTTGCTTACTCTCGACCATCTGTATCCAACATTCCTATCAGATTTTACGTTGGAAGAACAGTCCACACTGTTCCGGAAAATGGCGGTCTGGGACCCGCGGAAGTTCATCACCTTCGCAAAGTACCATACCGTAGTTCCGATGGCAAAGCTCCTTGGGAATCCCCTCCCCAAGTGCCCTGATGGCTTTGTAGGTAGCCATCTCGTGTGGACTGGGCCTGTACGTCGCTTCCTGAAGAACCGATTGCATCGACTTAATCGCCAGTCGCTGCTCTTGGCAACATGTTTTCTTCAGGGCGTGAAGCGGGGAACGGCGGTGGTCCCAGCGTCGTTTAAGATCTCCGAGCTTGAGAAGCACGGGGACCGAATTCGACAGGACCCTAGACCGTTAACCGAAGCAGAGACGGATGATTTCCGTGATAGACTCGACGAGTTTGCTCGTGTGTTGAGGGTGAGACCAAGTGGTAAGTCTTGGACACCGACCGAGCCGAGTCACGCCGCCTGTACCACTGTCCCGGTTGATTACCGGGCATGGTTCGACGCTCTGCCGTACAGGTCGTCTTTCGACCGCAGTCAATTCGTTACATCGGATTTCGCTTACGATGCCATCTTCCGAGGCTGGAGCCCGGATGGGTTGAAAGTGGAGAGTCATCTCCAACACTATCACCTCCTCCGAGCTGTATTCCTCGATGACGCATTCCCGGGAAGTGATCAGCCCGGGATTCAACGGAAGGCACGATGTATGAAGGACCTGGAGGCCATCTACTTTGGCAGCGGCTTCCTTGACAGGCGCTACGGTATCGAGGATGAGGACGACCATATTGGCCGCCTCCTCTGCGATTATCGTCGCGACTTTCAGGGGCACCGTTGGCCTTGGGAGAAGTACTCCAGGGGCCTGGGGAGTAGGAGAGCAGGGGGCCAGTTTGGCACCCTGGTCGTGGCGGGTAACATCCGCGTCACGAGGGAAGAGCCGTATTGGAACTCAGGACCCATCTTTACACGCCGGATTACTCCGGGTGTAATGCGTGGGTTAGCCCTGTACCACATGCGGCCCTACCTTTCCTCCTACTACTCCTTTGACTGTGGTTGGAAGATTTTCCAACGTCTCGGGTTCGATACCGCGATCCTTCTTATCGCGGTTAGACAGGACATGCAGCGTTTCCCGCTCCGGGAGCTGCTTCGGCCTTGGTTGTCTCCAAGCGCCAGGTTCACTAACCTGGCCGAGACACACCGTGTCGTTGAGGCCATACCTGTCCTCGAACCCTTAAAGGTCCGAGTCATCACCAAGGGGTCGCCTGTACCCATGTACTTTGCACAGACTGTGCAGCAGAACATGAAGGCGATCTTTGACAGGCTCCCGGCTTTCTCGCTCACAACACGTCCACTTTTGGAGTCGGACATCCATGAGCTTGTTTCCGGGACTAAGAGACTCTTTGGTGATATCTCGGACTTTGAGTTCGTCTCCGGGGATTACAAGGCTGCCACCGACTCATTGAACATCAACTATACCAAGTTGGCGTTCGAGTGGTTCCTTGACCTGGACACTCTCAAGCTGGAAGAAATGGAGAAGGACCTTTGTCGCTCCGTGCTCTATGAGCAGTGGGTGACTTACCCCGACCTGGCACCGCGAAGCGGTCCACAGCGGGGGGTCCCACCTGGCCTCCTCCAAAGGGACGGCCAGTTAATGGGCTCCGTTCTCTCTTTTCCGATCCTGTGTTTGGTGAATTTTATCGCCTACTACAGGTCGCTTCGTCGGTACTGTAAGGAGGAGGGCGTCCCGCTCCCCCCACTCGACGAACTTCCAGTTCTTGTGAATGGTGACGATATCTGTTTCATGGCGGACGAGGACCTCTACACCATCTGGCAAGAGGAGATCCAGGTCTGTGGCTTCCAGCTCAGTCTTGGGAAGAATTACCGCCATCCTACAGTCGTCACGATGAACTCACAAATGTACAAAGCCACGCGGTCATATGACCGTGACTCTGAGGGCTACGGTGATCCGACCTCGATCCGCATCGTTCCTTACCTCAACACTGGCCTCCTCATTGGCCAGTCGAAGCTGGGGACGGACGGGTCAGAGAAACCCCTGTGGGACATATACGAGAAGGCGGTTGTTGAATCGCCTGATCCCGTACGTTCACATGGAAGGTTCCTTGGTTATCACCGGGAATGGATCGAGCGCGTGACGAAGGGAGGCCTCCTGAACCTTTACATCCCCCGGAACTTCGGGGGCTTGGGATTTACTCCCATAGGTCCTTTTAAGGTCACAAACCTTCAACGCGCGCTCTGTTCCATCTACCGCCAGGCCTACTCCGGCCTGACGGCCAACCTTGTCTCTACTGTCCGCTGCTCCGCGAGGACGGAGGTTGTGCCACCCAAACCATCTTGGAATGGGAAGCTGTACCATCTCTATCCTGTGATAGGACCCCTCCCCGAGAGGGCCATCACTCGCGAGGATCAACCCCTTATGGAGTTCACCTCGGCGTTCACGGATGCTCAAATGGAGAACAAATCCCTCCCGTCCTTCCTGATCCGGAAGGCTAGGAGGTTCTTGAAACAAGGTGAGCCCCTGAGCCAACGCACGATCTTCAGTCTGCGTGGCTTTAAAGTCGTCTCGGGAGCCCGGTGGCTCCCCGTTCCTCTACCTGGAAAAGGTGGGTTAAACTTGTATACCCCGTCTCGCCGTCCCTTCACAGGGACGTTTAAATGGGAAAGTCAGGACAGTGATGTCCTGGCGAGTACCCAGACGGGGACAACTGATACCCCAACCCATGAATTGAATGCCACGAAAGAACAAACAATCCAGGGTAGTGGTCGTGAGGGCGACCACAACCAAATCCAAGTCCACCAAGAAGGGTGGGAAGAGGAGCAAGACGACGACGAAGACAGTGACCAGGTCCCTCCTGGCCCCCCATCCGGGGGCGCGGGTGCGCCTGGGTGCGGTTGTAGGGACGGACCCTGTGAGTGCCTTTAGAATGGCACTCCTGGACCCGTTCAGCCCCTATGCCTGCGGTGCAAAGATCCCCTCCATGTTTGCCGATTATACATCGACATCGAGGATTCTGGGTCAATTCACCGTGAGCACAAACGCATCCGGGGTGGCGTCCTTCATCCTGACGCCAAACCCGCAGTTCACTGTCTTTCAGGACGTTGGCACGAACTCGAGTGCCGCCACTGCCAGCATCTCCCCATTTTTAGGGTTGACCAGTGTTTCCTATGCTGCATCCGTTCAAAGTTTGACCGCGATGTATGCATCGTACCGCGCTGTTTCCGCTGGTTGGGCATTGCGTAACGCAATGCCAGAGCTGTCATCAACAGGCCGGATGTACATTTCGGCCTTCCCAGTTTGTGGGCTCATGCCCGGTGTTGATCTGATGAACAACGCTACACTGGGACCGTTGATCACCACGGACCACCTCCTCCAGGAAGTCTGGGGGGTTGGTACACCGGGTGCAACTTGGTCGCATATTCCAGCGACCCTCATGTCAGCTCTTGGCTCAATCGAGACGACGATGAACGACATCATGCACGTTCCGCTTGTTTGCAGGAACGCACCATGCGGTCCCCAGTACGGTAACTGGGTGAACGGATCCAACACGGATGATCTTGGCGGCGGAGTCTCCTTCGGCGCCCAGACCTACGAGAGGGCCGGCACAATCTATGATGGTGATAACATCACTAACATGGACTGGCGTGGCCACCACTCTTTCTTTGTTGTGATCACTGGTGCTCCTGCGAGCACTCCCGTACTTGATGTCGAGTTTGTCATCCATCTGGAAGGACGACCGAACGCCCCGG